TCACCAGACACATTAATATTTTCAATTTCTCCAACACTATTAATAATTCGCAAGAATGTATTAGAAGGAGCAACTGGTAATGTAACGGGAGTAGATGCACTTAATGTAAATGTTGAACTATTCCAAGGAACAGTCAAATTTACAAATCCCGATATACTACCACCTAATAATTGAATATATTCATATGAAGGGGGCAACGTACTTGCTTCTGGATTGATGAAATTACCTAACAATTCAGGAGTTTTAGGTATTGCTACCTCAAAATCCCTACCAGCTCTAGCTTCAACAACACATTCAATTGTGCTAGATGCAGATGGAGCAGCTTGTAAGGTATTTACAACATAAACTCCTAACCAACCATTACTTCTTTTAAAAGTTGAATCTACACTATGGATATTAAGCCAAGGTGTAGCTTGAATATATGGAATATTCAGATCTAATTCAAATTTATCATGAAGATCAAGTTGAATAGCAGGATTTTTAGCATATTCAGTTAAATAAGTTGTTGGTACAGAACCAATATCAGCATTAAACCAAACAAAAATTAAACGACCTGAGTGAAATTGTGTTTTGGCAAATTTAAATGTTAAATTTAAACTACCCCTCCACAATTCAAAACAACTACATAATAAGCCTAAACTTGTTGTAGTTATTAAACCACTTGATAAGGTCGATGTAATTATTGTTGGATTCAATTCTAAAGAAAATAAAAGCTTATTTTCATTATCAGTTGTAGCATAATTAAAAGAATTTATAAAATGAGGTATTCTCGCTATAAAATCAAAAGACATTTCATCAACATCTGTTCGATATATAGGCTTTGCTTCAGTTAAAGAATTATCAGTAATTAAAGCAACTTGAGTAGCAGAATCAGGAAAATCCGAATTTGCCATACCTCGTGCATAAATTGGTCGAATCTGTGTTATTATCTGATTAGAAGTTGGCTTTGAAAATCCAAACATTGATGCTATACCACCAACTACATTAGATACCATACCAACAGCACCAGAAACTGCTCCAAGCCCAGGTATTCCACTAGCAACACTAGCAACAGAACTAACTGCACCAGCTATACTAGATATAGGTCCACCTGCTTTTGAAGCAACTTGCTGTTCCCCACCAATTTGCAATTCTGCGACACGTTTT